TTATATAATTTTAAGCATTTTCTCGATGCTCTCCACTTCTTTTACCTTTTCCTCATCCGTTACATGAACATATAAATTCATTGTTATTCCTATGTCATAATGCCCTAAAATCATCTGCAATGTTTTTGGTCTCATTCCCGCTTCAATACACCTTGTCGCAAACGTGTGTCTTAAAGTATGCATGGAAAACTTTTCAATTCCTATTTTATTACAGATACTCTTTAAATCCTCATCGTAGGTGGAATTTTTTACTGGTTCCCCTTTTCGTGAGAGGAAAACCAATTCCGAAAATTCCATAGGAACAACTTTTAATAATTTATTCAATTCCTTTTGTTTTTTTAAGATCGAAGCAGCTTCTTCCGTTAATGGTATTTTTCTTGTTCCAGACTCGCTTTTTGTTTCTCCAGTTACCCATTTTTTCAAATCATATCTGTATTCCATAGTTCTCCGAACGAAAACAATCTTCTTTGAGAAATCAACATCGTTCCATGTTAACCCGATCATTTCCCCTGTTCTAAGACCCGTTTGAAGTATAAAAGCATATTGATTATAAAATCTTTCGTCTTGAGTTTTTTCTAAAAAAACTTTCTGCTCTCCCTTAGTAAGAACACGTTTAGGTTTTGGTTTTTTAGCGGATGTACATTTCACAGTTTTCTTTACTGGATTTTTAACAATCAATTCATTTTCCACTGCGCTTTCCATAATTCCATGAAGAACTATTCTTAATTGCTCTATCGTCGAATTTCTATGGGTTTTTGACAGTTTATTTAAAACATTCTGGCAATGCAAAGGCTTTACTTCGCACAGCAACATTTCTCCTATATTATTTTTTATATGATTGTTATACTGCCTTTTATAACTTCTTATCGTATTTTCTTTTGTATTGCTGCTTTTTATTTCATCAATCCAGTATTCAAACCAAGCGTTTACTGTCATGTCACCAAGCGCATCAATATTCCCGTGATCATTGTTAAATTGGGCATCTGCCATCCATTTTCTGCATTCCTGTAATTTCTGGAAATATTTCTGTCTACGCTTGCCTCTTTTGTCAGTAAATCTTGCTGTGTATAATCCATCTTGTCGTTGGCTTATACCAACGCCTAACTCCTTTCCTTTCAAATCTTTCCCCATTGATAACTCCTTTCCTACTTAAAAGAAAAGAGCCTTGATACAGTTTTATATATTACCATATTAAGGCTCAAAAATCTATATTTCCAATGTTTCATTTATGTATTTTTCAAATGGAATACGTTTAATTAATTTTTTTCTTCCTATATATAACACAAATGGACATTTGGGGTCTTTTGCCATTTCATTTATCTTGTTTATTCCTATATTGCTGTATGCCGCCGCTTCTTCTATCGTAAGGTTTAATTTGTCCTTAATCGGCACATCTTTCATTCCGACATCTCCTTTCGTTTTCCCATATATATTCACTTAAAAACCAAATAATTCAGTTTAAATTAACTTAACTCAGTTGTAATCATCCCATCTAATCACTCTCCTTTTAATTATTTCTCTAATTTTAAGCATAAAAATACCAACCATCGAATATTGACGGTTGGTAAATGTTTAAAGCCTGCATCTATATTGTATTTGGTATCTTATTCGGGAATATATTCCTTGTATATATCACGAGATATTGCTTCCGTAATGATAGCACATAAATTATCATACTCGGAATTAACTAATTCTAAGTGTTCTTTGAGAACCTTATTTACTTCTGCATCATCTGCATAATCGTTAATATGAACATCATATTGTTTTAACACATCATTTTCAAAAACACCCTTCTTTTCTAACATATCAATTGCTTCATCACTCAAATACGGTTCAAGTAGCCTCAAATGTAATATAAATTCATCCTCTGAATCATACATCATATCGATTAGTCCATCTAACGAATACTCATCAGAACCCACATCGAATCTATATACATATTTAGAATCAAACATCTTAAAACCCGAAAAATATTCTAATGATTCTTGCAGTTTCTCATACCTTGTCTCATGCAAATTATATTGATATTTTTGTATTTCTATATCCTTTAACCTTGCATTTGTACTCAAAGATACTATAAGCGAAATCACGCCTGAAATAACAGCTACTACTACTCCTGAATTCCAAAATATTTGATGCTTATTTTTTTCTTCACTTTTATCTTTTGCTTTACTTTTCTTCATCTTCTCCCCTTTTTGAAACTAATCTGTTATAAAACATATTAATTATATATAATTTTGCCCCAACCATCAATATTCAATTGTCAATGTTCAACTGTACCTACATTTCCACACTAAAAGACACATATCTTCCAAAGCAGGAACGTACAGATAAGCACACCCACAAATCCTGCCATGCCATAAATTGACCATCGAAAGCAATACCAGATCGTAAAGGACAGAAACCACAGGCCCATTAATGCAAATATTAATATTATTGTTATGGCCAGCTTAAGTATATCCACCAGTACTTTGAATATTTCTTTAAGTCTTTTCTTCACATTCCTCTCCCATTATTGCATCTCTGTAGCCGTTCCAGCCCTCGTTATATACATCTGTATATCGTTCTGAATGCTCTGCTATTTCTTTCTTCTCAGGCAGCTCCCGGAGCGGACACCAATCAGGTCTACTGCTTATATATTTGTCTACACATCTTACCTCGTCCAAAAATGGAAAGATAAGTTCACAAGCGCAAAGTTCATCTTCCTTATCAGAAATCATACTGTTTCCTGCCGGACATTCTTTACACGATTTCGGCATATCCATTACTAATACCGCTTTACTCATTCTGCACCGCCTTCCAGTAAAGAGGGATTGTCGCTTTTGTATTCCTCACATCCCAAAAGATTTCCTTCACATTCGGAACAACATTCTTGTCTGGGAAAGCAGCTGCTACATACACAATCACTGCATTTTGAATTTTCCAGTAATTCGGGATTGTCGAAAATATTCCCCACCACTTCCATCTTAGAAACGTCTGATACACCATTTTCATCAACGCATGGGAACAGTTCATATCCGTTCCACTCAAAACAAACGGCATTAAGTTCCACCTTTGCCACATCATCATCAAAATCAGGGTGACATAATACTTCCCTGATAACTTTTTTGAATGATACCTTGAAATATCTTACTTCTCCATCCGGCAGAACCAATTTGGTAATATCATTCACATAAATCGGTTTGCTGTTCTTGTCGGTTAATTCGGTACAATGGCCGATGGTGTCAGCTGACACTGTACATCCACTTACAAATCCAATTTTATCCAAAGCATTGAAATAATAACTTACTACTCCCTTTTCTGTGTCTCTGCAGCATGGTCTTGATACATATCCTTCCACCCATTCTCCGTTATCTGTACGCTTTGCCTTGCATAAATGTCTATCGCTCATTCGCCTTACCCTCCAAATAATCTAAACATTTCTTTACTGTGTCCTGTAGTTCCGCAAAAGCCTTCTCATTTCCACCGGCATCAGGATGTAGTTCTTTGGCCATGTTATGATACCTGGTCTTTACCATATCCACTGTTGGCAGGTCTGATCCGGTAAATCCCATTGCTTTAAAACGTTCCGGCATTTCAAACACCGGCGGAAGATATTTCATTCCTGTGATCCATACTCCCAGATCATAAATGCCACGCTCTACCATTCGGGCCAGATCTTCCAGTGCAAGGACAATCTGTGAAAATACATCTGTACCATAGGTTAACCCCGATTTCTCTGTAGAATGATCGAACTGGTACCAAAGACCTTTATACTTGAACCGAACATAAGCAGTTTTCCGGGTCCAGTCATATTCGTATTCTGTTGCTCCTAAGCGCTCCATTACCTTTTTTAATTTACTTTCATATGTACTTACTTCTGCGTACTTTTTACCTGCCATTTATTTTCCTCGCTTTCTGGATATATCCTAACCCCAGTGAACTATCTCATTTTTTTAATAGTTGAATTCCTGCTCTATTTTTGCAGTCTTTACATAATTTCATATTACTTCTCACTCTCCTTAAAACAAATCATCCAGTATCTTTTCATTTCTGCGCTTGTGCCATCCGTACATATCTTCTGACCGCAACTGCGTTTTCCATTCTTCCCACTTAGCTGGTATAAATTCTGTCCACTGTAATTCCGGCAGTACTATAGTCAGATCGTCCCGTGCTTTATCATCCACATTAAGAGGCGGTTTCCATAGATTGATAAAATATATTTCATAGAGGTTCATATCTGCCTCAGTCTGTAACATGATGTATTCGATTTTAGTCACATTATGTATGTCTATTGCCCGGTGCATTGGTTTATTAAACATATGCCCCCGGATACGTGCCTGCAATGGTTGTTTAGTACGCCCCAGGTATGCCATGCACTCCCCGTACCATATCCGGTAGAGGATAAATCCTTTTGGACTTGCCACGGTCTCACTCTCCCTTCGGCTCATATGGCTCTGGTAGAGGCTGCCATGCAATAACATACATCTCTACTGTTGCATTTGGCATAATTACAAACTTTCTTTTCCCATGAATATAAAGCACCGGTTCAACGTTTCCATATTTATCGCATCCCAATACCCTGTTTTCCGGCATTCGCTCACTGCATGGAATCCAGCCATTGTCACAAATTTTCTTCAATTCGCTAACAATAGCTTCACATTCTCGTTTTCTTTCATCCATCCACTCTAAAATCTTATTTTCGTTGTACTCGGTGGCTGCCTGCTTGACAATTTCGACTGCTTTTTCACAAGCATCATCATAACCGTCGTAATATGCCATATCTTTTTCATTGTCCTGCTCCATGATTTTATCGTTTGCAGCATCTCCACTTTCCTGCAATTTTTCTATAATCTTCTCAAATACTTCCTGCATAAATCCTTCCTTTCTGCACACCCTATCCCAGAAAGGAAGGTGCGCCATGAAAAATAAAGATAAAACTAACAACCAGTACCCTACTAACCAATATCCCACTAACCAATATGATGACGGCAACATTCCATCCGAAGATTTACCGCAGGATATTATCCCGGATGAAGTACCTCGGAAGGATGGACCGGGTGGAGAGTAATCTACTCTCCTTCCCCAAACTCATACAGCCCATTTCTTCTAAACTTCCGTATAGTACCTATATGCCGCTTTTACAACCTCGTGCTCCAATGCTTCATCTACCGTAATATTATGCTTCTTGCAGTATCTATCTACATAGTCTCGGAAACGCTTATTGTATCTGTACTCGTTATGTAACATTGTCCTGCTCCTCCATTCTCTTTAAGGCTTCCTTAGCTTCGGCTTTCGTAAGGAATACCGTTTTTCCTATGTCCTCTTCGAAAAACCTTGTGCGGTATAATCCTGTTGCAAATTGCGATATGTAGTACTGAGTATTCTCTACGCCCATGACAATCTCTATAACTTCACATACAACAATCAAACTTTTACCCGGCTTTGGTATATAAACCATATCCCCTGGAATGCACTTTGGTATTAAGCCTTGATCATCTAAGTCCTCGTATTCTTTTAATTTATCCAATGCTTTATATAATCCGCATACCCTTTCTTTTTCCGGTTTACAAAAATCTATATTTTCACAACCATAGCATGGGCTTCTGTACTCGCCCTCCGCTTCTTTTATTAGCAGATTTCCAAGTTTATTTACAGTTAATCTCTCCATACTTCTCCTTTCAAAAAATTGCCGATAAGTCAACTTCTGCAAAAATCGCATTCTGTATTAGCATTCTTCCATTCCTCGGAATATTCCTCATATCCCTCGTTAGTTATGTTAAATCGTTTCATTATCCCTCCTATGCAAATTTAAGCTGTCCTGTCTGCTCTGTTTCTATCCTCATGTTCGGTGTCCTCTCAGCTACACATAATTCAGGAAGATTTGCTCTTACCAGTGCCGCCGGAATTGGGGGACATACCGCATTGCCGCATCTGCGTACCTGTTCACTCCGAGGATATTCCTTACCAGTATAATCGTGATCAATTATGTAATCATCCGGGAACCCCTGGCACCCGTACAACTCTTTGGGTTCAAGCATCCGCAACCCTATGTCTACGATCTGATAGTCAACTCCGGCAATCGTCACAAGTCCGAAACGGTCCTTTGCTGTTACTGTATCAAGAGGATCCTTTATATCCTGTCCCGTTCCCTGTCCGTAATACTTAATCAAAAAGGCTCTGACCTCTCCAAAATGTCCGGCAGATGTAGTTATTGTATGTAATGGATCCCGAATATCCTGCCCGACACCTGTTTTATAGAACTTACTCAGGAAAGAAGTTACCAGTCCGTATCTATTGGAACCATCCACGGTCATAATAGGCTCGTCCACCTGTTGTCCTCTCACACCGTCCCTGGAAGTTTCTGAATGATACTGGATGAGAGTAGGCGCTACAACAAAATTGCGGTTCCCCGTTGTAATGGTCGGCAGCGGACTCTCAACACTGGCTCCTGTGTTATTCTCGTTGTTGCACATAATACATGGTGCAAGTCTCGGCTCTATCAGGCAATGCTCATTCTTACTGACAATCGTGGTAAGCGGCTCCCTCACGTCTTTGCTTCTGTCTGCCGTGAAGCCCGTCTGCCCTATCTGTACCATGTATGGCTCACAGAGATAATGTTTCCCACTGCTTACAATCGTTGGAAGAGGTTCTTCAACATCGTGTACTCTTGGTGCCTGTCCTTTTCTCTCCCCATATCCAATAGGAACTATATACGGTTCAACAACACCAAATCCATGTTTAGATGTAATTACCCGCAACGGTTCATTCATGCTGTTACAGTAATCTGACTTCGCGCCACTGTGATTTACCTGGACAATAAAAGGCTCTGCATTATCAATAACAAACTTTTTCAGTCCTCTTGCAATCCGCTCCATTGTCTTAGGTGCAAGCGGTCTTACTGCCCTTATCCCGTATTTTTCTTTTATCTCTTCCGCTGTATCAAATATGGAAGGACAGGGAAGCGAAAAATCAAGCTGGGTATATGCCCCAACATAAGGCTTTAGCAGTCCACTCTTTACCGCTTCGCCGTCAGCTGGTCCATGTGTAGGCTCCGGCCAGACAATCGGCTTACCGTCACACCGGGCAATCAGGAAAAATCTTTTCCGCATGGTCGGTGCTCCGTAATCAGCAGCCACTAGTTCCCGTGTTTCCACATGGTACCCAAGTTTTCCTAACTGCCAGAGAAATTTCCGATAAGTCTGTCCTTGCTTTTTCTTTATCGGGCGATGCCGCCGGTTCAACGGACCCCAGGTTTTGAACTCTTCCACATTCTCCAACATAATTACTCTGGGGCGCACAAGTCCCGCCCATCTGAGGGCTACCCATGCCAGTCCACGGATATTCTTATCCTTCGGTTTTCCTCCTTTTGCCTTGCTGAAATGCTTGCAGTCTGGAGAAAACCACGCCAATGCTACCGGATGTCCGGCACATACCTTTACCGGATCCACATCCCACACAGATTCACAATAATGCTTTGTGCTTGGGTGATTTGCTTTGTGCATCCGGATAGCTTCCGGGTCATGATTGATTGCTATATCTACGCTGTACCCTGTCGCCAGTTCTATACCTGTGCTGGCACCTCCTCCGCCAGCAAAGTTGTCAATTATAAGTTCTCCGTTTATCATGGCATCACCTCCGGGAAATCATCAATCCGCATCTGTCCGCATGGTTCAAAGTTCATCCATAAGATTTCTCTTTTCTTAGAACATACCTGGGAATAACAGGTTGTCTCTTCCCGGTACCAGCCCTGCAGCATGTCATTGTATAAAGCTGTGTCATAGCCGCTTATCAGCACTGCCCCTTTATGTGCCTTTGCCACTTCCAACATATCCACATGGCTTTTTCTATCGTACATTTCGCATTTGTACTGCTTTCCATGCCGTACTTCTGCCATATATGGTGGGTCAAGATATATGAGCACGTTCTTGAAGTTAAATTTCTGCATCAGCTCCACGGCTGGCCTATTCTCAATCTGCACGCCCCGGAGCCGCTCTGCCGCCTGCATGATTTTCTCTGGCAGGTTGCACCAGTCCTGTGATGCATAAGCCCTCTCCCGTCCCTGCACATCATTTTTCCATCCGACTTTTTCTCCAGTAGTCCGAAATCCATGTCCCATATTTAAACGGATGTAAAAATTAACTGCTTTCCCAAAACTATCTTCGGGTACCGATGCAAAGGCATCTTCATATACCTGTCTTGCATAGGGTGTATAATAGATTTCATGTGCTAATCGTTCTGGGTCTTTTTTAATCCATTCAAACAGATTTACCACATTTCCGTCTAAATCGTTCACCGTCTCAATGTTGCTTCTTGGCTTGTTGAAAAGAACGGCACCGCTACCAAAGAACGGTTCCAGGTAGCTGTGATGTTCCGGGAAGAAACCGATAATCCAGTCTGCTATACTCCATTTACTTCCCGGATATTTCATTATTGCTTTCATTTTCCTTAAGGAGCTGTATACACTTTCGCCTGCAGGGCTCGGCTCCTTTCTGCCATGTTTTTACATGGTCTAAATTACTGCTTATCTTTCCTCTGATGCTTTCTAAATATCTTCGTTGCTTCGTTCCAATCTCGGTCAAACTTAAGAATATATTTCGTTGTAAACTCTGCGCCTTTCTCAAATTTAATCTCTCTGATTGTTTTGGATGTCATTCCTCCAATTCCTTTACCTCACCATTCTCAATGATGTACCATGTGTCTTCCTTGATCGTTTCTCCGTCAACCTGCACCATTTTTGCACCTTTTAATGTCCATGTATCCGGTTTCCAGTATTCGCTTTCATCACCTTCCCAATCTGCAAATACCAGATATGAACCTTTAACACCTTTTGCCTTAGACTTATATCCCCACGCAACCGCAATAGTTTCTGCATCTTCGGCAGATGATGATCCTCTATATCCGGTAGCGGATGATGCTCCACAGTTCCCGGTAGCGGATGATGCTCCATAGTCCCCGGTAGCGGATGATGCTCCCTTGTACCCGGTAGCGGATGATGCTCCATAGTCCCCGGTAGCGGATGATGCTCCATAGTCCCCGGTAGCGGATGATGCTCCCTTGTACCCGGTAGCGGATGATGCTCCCTTGTACCCGGTAGCGGATGATGCTCCCTTGTACCCGGTAGCGGATGATGCTCCATAGTCCCCGGTAGCGGATGATGCTCCCTTGTACCCGGTAGCGGATGATGCTCCCTTGTACCCGGTAGCGGATGATGCTCC